ATGACCTTGGGGCAATATGACCAGCTATCTCTTAAAGAGGCCCGTGAACTGGTCAGCGAATACCGGAAGCTGGTTTCTGTAGGTAAAGATCCGATTACTGTTCGTGACATGACGGTTGAAGCCAATGTGAAAGCAGCTACCGTGGAGGATTGCATTAAAGCATGGCTGGCGAGCGCTGCAGCAAGCCGTCTTGTTAAGCGCGATGAATGGGAAAGAGCGCTCAATCGCCACGTCGTTCCGTACATCGGATCCATGCTTGTGGATGAAATGGCAATATCTCACTGGCAGCCTGTATTCAAACGCATGCGAGACAATGGCGCTGAAACATACGCCGGCGAGATACTCTCCAGAATGAAGACTATTTTCTCTTACTGCATTCGAATTGAGTTGATCAAACGTAACCCGGTGAGTGATCTGAGAGTCATTGACGTTGGTAAGCCAGCCAGGAAAGGGAAGAGGAATCTGAACGATAAGGAGATTGGTGCCTTCTGGCATGCGGTAGAGGCATCAACGATAACTCACCAGAATAAATTGCTGCTGAAGCTGCTATTACTGACGGGCTGTCGCGGTGTTGAAATGCGTCTGGCCAAGAAAAGGGATTTTGATTTGGATGGCAGAGTGTGGCGCGTTCCTGATGAACATTCTAAAACCAGGGAGCCATTTGAAAGGGGGCTTTCATCTGCGGCGGTGGAACTATTGAAGGAAGTGTTTGATCTCTATCCTGACTTTGAGCAGGTATTTCCACCTGCGTCCAAAAAGGAAGATCGCCCAATGGCTGCCAGCGTAATACTGAACCTGGCGATCCAGTTACGTGCTGACATGACCATTGAGCATTGGTCGATACATGATTTGCGGCGGACGGCAAAAACGAAGATGGCAGAGTTGGGTGTCCTGCCGCATGTTTCAGAGAAAGTATTAGGCCATAAGTTGAGTGGAGTCCTCGCAATTTATGACCAGCATAGTTATCTGCGTGAACAGCAAGAAGCACTGGATCTTCTTGCCGCACATATTCAGTCATGCGTTGACTCAACCAAACCCTGAGCCTCCATGAAACGCATCACATCGCAATATCGGTATTGCTCACCACCGCGACCGGGATTTGTACCTGGTGCTTTTTCTGGGAACGGGGTACCGGCTGCGCTCCATTGTTGGCGCTTACGATAGAAGGTTGTGCGGGATATGCCCCCCAGCATCTGCTGGACTGTCTCACGGTTTACAATCACCGGATTTACTGCGACTTGAGTATTGTTCATTCCTATACCTCAGGCAAAAAGAACCCGGCGCGTAGCCGGGTAAAAGGGATAATGGAGGCGGTGTTTTCGCACCCAATAGCCAGCTCATAACTGGCTATCAGTTGCGTCAGTCGTCTTTATTGTTCCAGCAAACTTCGTCATACTTTCGTGACAATCGGCGATTAGTGGATTGGTTGCTGAAAGCACGTCACTTGCTGCACTTTGGCGTTGTAGTCGAGGAAGCGCCTCGTACAGTTCGAATGCTTGAGTGCGTCCAACTCCAACGTCGAGAGAGCATGCTACTTGGTTGGCATAGGTAACCAGGACTGCTAATTTGTCACTATTATCCTGAACAGCCCCAATACTTCTCTTTAATCCGTATGCATAGCGCGTAGTAGTGTTAAATTATCACTCCACTTAAGGCTGACGTTTTTGCAGCGTCTCCTTAGGGTCAATATGTATTAAGTAGTTGCTAGATTGTTTGATCAAAACGTTTTGCTGCGTTCAAACTAGATTGGTATTAACATTTTCTGATATCATAGCTCCTCATGTCAGGGCTTAATAATATTTAGGGGTATGTCAATGGTAATAGTTCCAAGAGTGACAGCATTCAATATATTCAATACTAATGTTTATTTACTTCAGCAATATGAAGAAATAGCAATTAAAATTAAAAATGGTGCAGTAGAACGAGATTACGAACAACTTGATGCTAATGACAAACCTAAAGAAACAATAGTTTTGAAGGAAGATAATATATTTAGAAATCTCACGTTAATTAGTTTGAATGCTGCGATTGTCGAAGGTATATTGAGACAGGTTTTCACCGCTGCCGTATCAAAAGATCACCATACCATGGGAGAACTTGCAGCAAAAGATCCAAATAAAGAACAAGCAAGCACCATTTTTCGTTCATATACCAAGATTTTCAATTTGCATATCGAATTAGAAGCCAATGGAAGTTGGGATAATCTTAAAAAAGCAATTAAAGATTATACAGGCTTAAAAGTTGAAGACTTGATGCTCGATAAAAATGCGTTCACTGCAATGTTTCATCTTCGGAACGCCATTGCACATGGAACAGCACTGGTTCTGCCAAGCCAAGAGATAGTAAATAATGAAGGCGATGACTATTTAGTAAAGTGGCAAAATAAATTACAAAGCGCCTCTATGTTTGCAAAAACAAACTTTTCCACATCACTTTTTGAAGCTTTAAAACACCCTTCATTTGCAGAGAAGTTTATGGATGAGACCAAGATATTCATGGAGCGGTTGTCTCAATTGAAAATATTCAATAACGATCAGGGTTTTTTATTTGACAATATCAAAAGATACACTTTTGGCTACAGGCTTGGAGGCGATTATAAACATAAGAATTAATTCATATTTTTTTAAAATAATCTGCTCTAATTGCTATCTATATTGCGTATTTGAGCTTTATCTTAATCCTAAAGTAACTTTACGTCGGGCGAGAATTTTCGCCCCGAAAGCCATCAACTCATCCCGTTCAACAGTTGCGAATTGGCAGTGTGTACGCGGGTACGGTCGCCAGATTATGAGCATCGACCCTTTGTTGTTCCCGCTGACTGGCTTACCGGTGACCGGGCGGCCGCGCGTCTGAATCATCCAGATAACGCGTTCACGGAGACCGGAGAATTGCCCGACTTTGCCGGGCCTGCGGTAAAATGGAGTGCGTTTCATTTCCACTGCTCCCCGAAGGTAAAGCCGATCTCTTCCAGCGATTCGTCCATCTTGCTGATGAACTCCGGTACCATTTCGTTGAAGTCGGACATGTATTTGTCGTCGCGCTCAACAACCACGTGATGAATGCCTTCTCGCTTCATGCGAGGGTCATAATTCGCGAAATACCAGGCATCCTTGCCGGTTACCCACATGCTGAATTGCACCTGGGCCATATAGGCGGATTTGATAGCCTCAAAGCCGCCAAGCCGGAATTTCATGAAGTCGCGAGAGGTGAAAGGGCACTTCAGCTCAAGGCCGCGGCCATCACTACATAGGCCGTCAGGTGAGCAGGCGGTACGCATGCCTTCGTCGTGGAACAGGATCGGAGACTCCGTGACTTTCACGTCAGTGGTGAACTCAAAAAGAGTGCGGGCGTCTTCCTCGTACTGCTTACCCCAGGCCAGCGCCTTAGCGTTAATCTCTGGCGCGACGCCGGTGCATACCTCGGCGAGTAGGGTGTGGAAGTAGGACATCTTCATGTCTGTCCACTTCTTTCCCGATCTTGGCTTGGCGATAACGTTGTGTACTTCTGAGGCGGTGATGACGCCGAGGCGCAGCTTATGCCACGCCTCATCGCCCTGTTCTATGGTGGTCACGTCAATGCCGGTACGCGCCAGGATGGTTTCTGGTGTCATAGTTTTACCCTGTATACGTTCTGCTTATTTGAACGGGTGCCATCGTGAAACCATATCGCGCACCTGGTTACTTCTATCCATTTACGCCGCTCAAGCTCGGCGATGAACCATGAAACGCGAGACCTTGTAATGCCTAAAATCTTTGCCATGTCGCGAATGCTGTGTTTTCCGCTTCGCAACAATGAAAGGAGGGAAGGTGTCATGCTGCTGCCTTTTGCCTGAGGAACCCGAGAGCCTTAACGCCTTCCGTTTCTGTCAAGTCGGCGGGCTGCGAAATAGGGCGTTTGAAAATGCGTGAGCAGAGAGGGAGAAGATCTGCGTCCCATGTCTTATCCAAAGAGACAAGCAGGTCGTTAATCTCTTTCTGCGTAGTTTCGCTAAGCGGCGTTATATCGCGCTCAGGCTGACGCTCGGATGCAAAGTTGATACCTTCTTCGCCCTCGGTGTTAACGTGGTCGATGGCGGCGTCTAAGCGTTCACGCCGCGGCCAATACTTTGCAGCCTGTTTCACGACCGTCTTAAGGATCATCTGCTCTTCGTCAGTGACCCATGGACACTTCTTGCTGTTGTCAGATTTATACTTTTTCCACGCTTCAGACCGGTCACGGATTGCGTAGATAGCGTCGATGCGCATCGTATGAGTGAGGTAATCACCGTCGTCAGTTTTTACCGTTACATACGCGCCTACGATGTCCCCGCGCTGCTCTTCGGTATCAAAGTCGTTGTAGATGTGAGCTGGTGGCTTATCAATTCCCTCTCGGCGGAACTGGTCGTTTCTACGAACTATGGCTGACTGACACCACTTAATTGCGCCTGACTGCTGCGCGATATGCATCAGACCCATGTAACTGATGTCGAGGCATACAGCGCCTTTTCTCGGTACCAGGTAAGCAAGTTTTTGTGCCGGGTTGAGAGAGATACCGATCGCGGCTACGTTGATAATGGCGTTCTGCGTGCTTGTCTGGTTCTGGAAGGCGACTTTGGCGAGATAATCGTTGTTCTGGAAAAGCTGGATGGCAAACTGGCTTTCTTTCGCCCATACCATCCGTTCGTCAGTAGCCGCCTTAACGAAAAGCGGCTCTTGCTGTTTGACGAAGTCCACAAGAGTGAAACCCATCTTTAACTCCTTTAGTCATGTTCAGAATGGGCAGGAGGCTAGTCGCTCCCATTCCTCTTCAGCTCGGGCATAGGCGCAGGCGGAGATGTAATCGTTATAGGCTTCTTCAGCCTTATCACCGACCAGGGCTAGTTGAGCCGCCTTTGGAAGAAAAAGGCTGCTCATTTGCAGAGGCTTAGCCGGGAACATGGCGATCAGTTCTTTTGCCCGGTCATCAATCCACTTTTCTTTGTCCTCGGAAAGCTGCTGCTCAACCCAGCGACGATCTTCAATGCGGTCGTAAGTGAGAAATGCGTTCATTTGAGCCTCAGTAATGAATTATCGCGCAGGGGATCAGGTTGTCTTTCAATGCTGTAAGCACTTCGATAGCCTGCTCGCGGGTGATACTGGTATGACTGGTTAGCGCGTTGACAATATTGGTGCCGACAGTCTTACGGTGTTTAACGTCAGCCTCTCTTTTTGCCTGCTCTTCGGCTTTGCGCTTTTCTTCAGCCAGGCGAGCTTCTTCTGCCTGTTTTGCCTTAAGGCGTTCGGCTTCGACTGCCGCGGCTTTTTCACGCTCAGCCCGGGCTTCGGCTTCCTGCTTCTCTCGTGCAGCACGCTGTTCCGCTTCGATGCGCTGGCGTTCAGCCAGTTCTGCACGTGCTTTCTCTTCAGCCTCGCGGCGTGCTGCAGCTTCCAGTTCAGCCTTGTGCTTTGCTTCAGCGTCACGCTTTGCCTGTTCAGCCGCTTCGCGCTTAATTCGTTCTTCGTGTTCTCGTCGGGCCTGTTCTGCCAGGCGGAGCTGCTCTTCACGGTCACGGTCAAACTTGTCATTCATCAACAGGGCCATTTCATGGTCAGCTTCGTACTGAATCGCGCGCTGCAGATCGATGTTCTCGTTCAACACCAGCGCTTCGGCATGCAGCGCGTTCATGGTTTCTTCGGCCTTAATGCGCTCCTGCTCGGCTTCCCACTCGGTGAGCGGGCGGCGCACTTCATCTTTAAGCGCGTCAAGTCGCTCGCGCACAATCCGTCGGCTTTCGTCGATCTGCTTCGGTAAGGCTTTAAGCTCAGCGACCAGATCTTTCCCGGCGTTGTCGATATAGGTTTTTGAACGGGCCACCTTATGTGCCATGGATGCGATAGCGTCGCGGCCTTTACGAGTCGACACATCCGGGACAAGGCTGCGAGCTTCCTTTTCGATCGCCTCAATAATCGGGTCGAGTTGCTCTTTGGTGGTGAATACCGCCATTGCGTTCTGTTTCTCAATGACGACTAAATCCGTTACTTCGCTCATGGCTTCTCCTGAATTTTTGGTGTACGAATCCCGCCCGCTTGTTGCCAGGCAGATCGGTTGAATCGGTTGGTTATTTGCTTAAGCCGTTTCCGCGTCCATCGAGGTAGATCTCGATGAGCAGGGCTTTGGTGTAGGTACGTTCGCAGCCGCGGTGAAGGTATAGCTTCCCGCGCTTGTGAGCTGATGCCGTCCATGTGCCGTCGCGATGCTTAACCAGCATGCCTGGCTGAACGGCGCCGCGGTTAACGGTCTGGGTACCGTAGTGCTGACTAATCATGGAAGACCTCCATCACAAACAAGGCAATCAGCAGGTATATGGCTATCAAGCCAATGCAGATGCGGGTCAGGTTTCGCCAGCACCGGCGCGACATACCGCAACGACCATCATCAAATTCATCGTGATTCATATCACCCTCGTTGCCTTATCGCCGGCCAGCGGAACAAGAAAGACTTCTGCGCTTAATCTCTGGCGGTGGATGGCCGCCGGTTGTCATAACTAAGCCGCCTCGATGAAGCGACTGAGGTATGAAAGTCGTTTGAATACGCACCATTGCCGCTCTCCCTGAGCCCGCCGGGCGCCCGACGCATGGTTTACTGTCGCGCCGTTCGACTGACCGAATCTCCACTTAACCTCTGGCTAACTTCGCACAGTTGTCGATGTTTCGTTTCGATGGACTTATTAAAAACCATAGTTGTTTTATCGTCAACAACAATAGTTGTTATTGTGGTTGTTTTGGTTTTATGTGGTTGTAGGTAAACGGAATTTATTTTTTTGTCTGTGTGATGTGTTCAAAAAAACAACATTAGAAGAGGGCGTGGAACGAGATGAACTTGCAGATGACCGGATGGCCTTCATGGCTGGAGAGGTGGGGGCGTAGTATTCGAGCTGATTTATAATGGTATTGAGATCAACAAAGAGAACATAGATGGATTTCTGGAGGGAAAGCGTAAGGCTGTAGGTAATGTCATCCACAAGGGGTTGTTGCGTGACGCTGCAGAGATGGTGCGGAAAGGGAGGTAGGGCAATAAAAACCCGGCGCGGAGGCCGGGTTTAAAGATCAGTGTGGCTTTGGTAATTCTGGCTTACGAAGTGCTTCAATGATTTTTGGTGCATCAATTTTAGGGAGACTGCCATCGCTAACTTTTTTCAGAAGGTAAGGGGTTAAGCGATTTTGAATGTACTCATTTTGCATCCATCTTCTGAACTCACCCAAAGCATCATCAGGGTATATCCATGCCTCTACTGGGCCTGCTTTGGCCTGAGGGAACCAATCAGGGTAAACATGAGGATGCTTAATTCGAATTCCATATTTGGCATCAAGATTCGATGCTACCCAGTGTTTTGACCAAAGCATACCCACGCTGATATCCGGTATTGCTCCTGGACCAAAATTAAAGTTTTGTCTCACCATCCGTAAAGAAAGATCTGCCATCTCTCTGAACACCGAGAAGAAGCCAAGCGGAATTTGATCATTCATCAGAAGTCTTTCATGGAAGCACTCAAGGGCGCCTCTAAGTGGGTTTTCTGGATCAATTCCTACGCTCAAGAAGATGAAGCGTCGTAGTGTGCTTTCTGCTAAAGCTCGGTAATTTTGAAGCGCTGTTGTGCTATCGAATAATCCATTTTTTGCAGCTTCGAAGGCATAATACTCAAGAATCGCCATGCAGACAGTATCAGGATAAGCATGCGTTTCAGTACCTTGACTAACAACAGTAGTGTAAAGCTTATCTAGAAAAAGCCCTTTTGATTGCAAAATCGCATCGATTTTTTTACCTCTCGGCTTGGATCTTTCTTCTTGCCAATTGGTGGTAAATCTAACCATTGTTGCAGAATCGACACCACACAGCCTCGATAACCCGCGCATAGTTAAGTAAGGGGTGCCGTTATTAAGAACCCCCATTTGAATACCATCGACTTCAATCTCTTTTACCGGGAAAAGGTCTAGATCTTGCTGCTGTCCAATAACCGGGAAATTGACATTATCCATTTGATTTCCTTGTTAAATAAGGTGCTGCTCATAATTTTTTCTTTACTAAATCACTCAAACGTCTCATCAACCCAATGCTCATCGTCACTCAAAGTCATCCCGCTCATCCTTCCGCTTGAAGAAGATCTTATCCAGCCTTAGCACGATCCCAACCAGCCCGATAATCAGTAAAGTAATCAGTATGGGGATAACCAAGTCAGACATGCTTCCTCTGCGTTTCTACGGAGCGACTAGAACACTTATCAGTCCGATCTACCCATGCTTTCTGTATGTTTGCGGCATGCTGCCAATAACTTTGCCGAACACAAAAACACGATTCATCTCGTCTTTTTCGATGGGTTCCCACGGTACATAGGTTTTGTTATCCGATATCACAATAAGCTTATCCTTCATCATTTGAAGGCGCTTAACGTGTGCTGTCTCATCGTAGAGGAATGCATAAATCCCATCCCCATCGAAGCGCTGAACGCTGATATCGACGAAAAGAAGATCTCCAGGCTCGATAGTCCCGCTCATGCTATCGCCACGGACGTTAATTATTCTGATTTGATCAGCCTTGCGTCCATTAAACATCTGGCGGGCATCAGCTTCTGAATATTCGACTGATCGCAGAATTTCTATGAATTCATTGTTTATGATGCCTGGCCCGGCACTTACTGTGAGATCAAGTACGTCAACCCTGAAAGTGTCTGAGGCTGAGTGTCTGGATTGAACTTGGGCCGAGTGTTCTCCGCCGGTATTCATCACGCCTTCACCGGAACTTAGCCATTCTGGTTGAACCCCAAGAGCGTTGGCGATCTCTACCAGCTTGGTCGTTTGATTTGCTTTGCCAGTTTCAATCTTCTGTATAGCCGCTTGGCTTACCCCAACTAACTCCCCGAGAGCCTTTTGAGTAAGGCCTCGTTTAGAGCGCGCTTCTTTGAGTCGTTCTGCGAGTGTCGTTTTCATAGTTCAAATGTACAACCGTGGTTTTATTCCATCAAACGAAAATGGTTGTTGACTAAATACAACCATAGTTTTATTGTTCTTTCATATTCACTACGGAGGTTGTTATGAACCCAGTAATTAAAACCGCGATCAGTATTGTCGGTTCTCAGAAAAAACTGGGCGATGCCTGCGAAGTTTCTCAGCAGGCCGTTTACAAGTGGCTGCATAACAAAGCGAAGGTTTCCCCTGAGCACGTTGGCAGCATTGTTAGCGCCACTGGAGGAGCAATCAAGGCTCACCAGATTCGCCCTGACTTGCCGACATTGTTCCCGAATGCCGAGAAGTCAGTAGCTTAGAGTTTCAGCTTTAAACGCTCTTTAACAATCAGGAAATCAAATCTAACGGCTGAATTATTAGCCATTTGGAAACTATTTAACTAAGGGAATGCAAATGCAATCACTTACGTATCAACACAATACCGGATTCGTTCCGGCAGCGATGATAAATCGCGCTCAAACAAAGCAGGATCACGATCATGACCTGATCCGCGATGCAGTAAGAGCCTGGGCGTCGGCTATCGACAATCAGGATGTGGTATCGGCACTGATTATCAACGAGTACCGGGAGCAGGGCGGCGATTCAATCAGCTTTCCTGACGATATCAGTCGGGCCCGGCAGAAACTCTTTCGCTTCCTGGATAACCGGTTTGATTCGGAGCAGTACCGCGAGAACGTCCGCCAGCTGACACCGGCAATCATGGCCGTTTTACCGCTGGAATTCCGCACCAAGCTGGCGCCGCAGAACGACACCATGTCTCTGATAGCTTCGGCAATGAAAGAGTGTGCAGAGGCCAAGCAGGCGGTGCTTCTTAACGCACCTGAGCATCAGAAACTGAAGGAGGTAAGCGAGGGTATCGCTTCACTGTTTCGCCTCATGCCGGAGCAGGTAGGCCCACTGATGACGATGGTGACATCGATGTTGGGGGTTATGTGAAGACGTTAGGAATGGGTGAAGACTGTTGTGCGCCAACACAGCCAGCCTTCGATGCAATAACGCGAGTCAATTGCGAGGTCATTATGACAAACGCTAATCAAAAACGCCAGGCGCAGGAGGTTTAACTGTGTCGAACGTAGCTTACGCCAATTTCGCGGCGCACTCAGCCGCTAGGAGCAACAGGATGGAGAACCAGAAGTCTGGTTACGTCCCGTTGTACCGGAGCATCAAGAAGAAGTCATGGGCTAAAGACGTGTTCCTGCGCGCATTGTGGGAAAACCTTCTCATTGACGCGGCCAGACAGCCATATACGGCCTTCTTCAAGGGCAAGCAATGGCCTCTGCAACCCGGTCAACTGGTCGTCACTGCTGCAGATCTTGGGCTTCAGTTGTGTGACCGTCAGGGTAATCCGACAAGCCGTGACGCAGTGGAGAGAATGCTGTCTGTTTTCGTTCGAGAAGGGATGATTACCATCGAGGGAGAGAAGCGAAAAGGCAGGGTGATCACCATTAAAAACTATGTCGAATATGCTCAAAAAATGGACGATTTACCCGCACATAAAGCCGCACATATAAGCGCACATGACGAAGCCAGTAATGGCGCGGGTTCGGAAGGGTATGCCGCACATAAGGCCGCACAATTCCCCGCACATCATGAACAAGAAGGTAATAACAAGAATATAAATAACTCTTCGTCCGAGAATTCTGACGAATCCTCTGACAAGCCCGGAAAGAAAACTCCTGCTTTGAGACCAGAAGCAGCGATCCAGAGCGGAACCAAATGGGGAAACTCTGAAGACCTCCGCTGTGCTGAATGGCTGTTCACCGTCGTACAGGGCATCGCCCCCTCTGCAAGAAAACCGAACTACGCCACCTGGGCGAATGATATCCGCCTGATGCGGGAGCGTGACAAGCGCACCCACAAGGAAATCGCCTCGCTGTTCAAGTGGGCCTGTGAAGACAAGTTCTGGAAGGGCAACGTCCTCTGCCCATCAACCCTTCGCGAAAAGTGGACTCAACTCGATATCAAGCGAGGCAAGCAGACCAACGGAACTGCTGCCGACAAACCGAAGGTTGACCTGACCAACACTGACTGGATTTACGGAGTGCAGCTATGAAAAGCCTTGCAGAGCAGATGCATAACTTTGACCGCGAGCAGTTGCGCCGCGTTGCGCACAACCTGCCGGAGAAGCACGACGAGAAACCGCAGCTTGAACAGGTGGCGCAGGTCATCAACAGCGTGTTCAGCCAGTTGCTGGCAGCTTTCCCGGCAACCACTGCAAACCGTGACCAGACCGAGATGAACGAAATCCGGCGCCAGTGGGTTCTGGCATTCAGAGAAAACGGCATCACCACCATGGAGCAGGTTGCGGCTGGCATGCGGGTAGCCCGTCGTCAGGAGCGTCCATTCCTTCCATCACCCGGCCAGTTTGTCGCCTGGTGCAAAGCTGAAGAAGCCGCGGTGGCCGGGTTACCTAACGCCGATCAACTGGTGGACATGATTTACCAGTACTGCCGTACGCGCGGACAGTACCCGGATGCTGAGTCTTACCCCTGGGAGTCCAACGCGCACTACTGGCTGGTTACATCCCTGTACCAGAACATGCGCGCAAACGGCCTCAGCGACGCTGAGTTGCGCCGTAAGGCATCGGAAGAACTGGCGCGCATGGCTAACCGAATTAACTCAGGAGAGACGATTCCGGAGCCCGTTAAGCAACTTCCTGTTCTTGGTGGTAAGCCGCTATCACGCATGCAGGGGCTGGCCAGGCTGGCTGAAATTCGCGAGAAGCACGGACTGAGGGGGCGCAAGCAATGACCGGCAAAGACGCAATTCTGAAGTACCTCAAGACACACAAAACCTGCTGCTCCCCGGATGTGGCTGAAGCCTCTGGCATGTCGCACACCTGCATTAACCAGGCGGCCAACATTCTGGCAAAGCAGGGCGTACTGGTAGCAGTAGCGAAGGTATGGCGAACGGTTCACTACCGGCTGGCTACCGAGGAAGAAATCTCCGGCCAGAAGAGCACCAATCAGATTTTCCACGAGTGCCGGCAGAGCCCGGTGATGAAACGAATTTTAGCGGTCTATGGGAGAGCGCAGGTATGAATAACGAAATCGAACTCACAGCAGCACTGGCAACGAGCAAGAAGAGTAAAGTTGGCGATCATTTCTTTGAGTTCCCCGCATCACGTGGAACTCAGGGTGGTTCAATTGTCCTGATGCTGACTGTTCCTGCTCGGACACTAACGCGAGTCCTTGCCAGTGATAATTACGGGGAGACTCTTGAACGCTCTCAGCGAGAACTGAACCCCGGCAGGGCGAAAAAGTTTTATCAGTATCTCGTTGAAGCATACGAGAACAAGGAACCATTCATTATTCCGCCGCTTGTAGGTAACTGCGACTCGTATGTTGAATTCGAAGAGTTCGGAAACACTAATGTTGGGGTGGCCCGTTTCCCGATGGATGCAGAGATTAAATTGTTTGATGGTCAACATCGCGCGGCAGGGATTGCTGAGTATTGCCGCACCATTGATGAGCCGATCCATGTTCCGATGATGCTTACTCTCCAGTTGCCACTGAAGACGCGACAGCAGTTTTTCTCGGACATTAACAACAATGTTTCGAAGCCATCTGCGGCTATCAACATGGCCTATAACGGGCGCGATAAGAACGCGCAGGAGATGGTTAATTTTATCAGCTCACACGATGTCTTTTCTGAAGTCACAGATTTTGAGCACAACGTCGTTCCTGCGAAAAGCGATAAGTGGGTAAGTTTCAAAGCCCTTAGTGATGCTACTGCGAAATTCTCTGGTTCCTGCTCACAAGACGATCTGGAGGGTTTGTGGAATGCGTGGCTAATGCTGACCGGGTTAGATGATATTCGCCGAGGCACGAACCAGGCTGAGTACAAACGCGAGTATATCCAGTTCCACGCAGTGATGATTAATGCCTTCGGCTATGCAGTGCAGAGGCTAAGCGAAGGTCGGGGAGTTCGCGGGGTCACATTGATGATTGAAGACCTGGTAATGAATACCGGCATTGCTGATCGCGAAGATTTTTTCCTCATTTCATCATGGGATGGTATTTGCGCCAGCTGTGAGAAAACCAGGCCAACGGTCATTGCTAATGTTTCCGCTCAGAAAGCAGCGGCTTTGCGTCTGATGGATGCCATCGTGAACAAGAATCTGACGGCGACTAATAGTAAGGATACCAACCATGACTAATCTCACCCGACTGATTACCAGCCTCAAGCGCCGTTCTTCCCACGCAAAAGAGTTTGGCCACGATGTTCTGTTTGTAAAGCTTGAAGACATTGATGCGCTGGTAGAGGCGCTGGAGAAGGCGCAGCAGGAAGCGGAGGAATTATCCAAATTCAAAGAGGTTATGACATCAGCGGCAGAGGCCATAAAAGCTGGCGAGCCGCTTAATCTTGAATCGCTATTCAAAGGAGAACTGGCCGCAGCGATGTTCGCAATGATGTTCGCTGGTGAGTTCGTCAGGTCTGGTACTACCAATTATCTCGAACTTCTTTATGACGTCCCTGAATTTGGGGAAATGACGGTGACGCTTCAAAAAGTTGAAGGCAAAACGCCGGGACAGCGCATCGCCGAACTGGAGTCCCTCACCGTCACCGTGAAGCTGCCAGAGGTGCGAATCACTGTAGCGGAGGCAAAGCGCAGAAAAATGACCTATCAGGAGCTCGACGCTTATAACGCTGGCGCGCGCGCGGCCGTGGAGAAAATCCAGGCAGAGCTGACCGCCGCTGGCATCAAGTGGGAGGCTGAGTGACTCATGATTCATTACCACGGCGGGCCTATAACGCCGGATACATGTGCACTGAAAGCGTGGAAAGGACGCCACGCCTTCATCAGTTTCGCACACTCCGGGCAGATAAATCTGGCATCTGAATACTGCCAGTCTTTCGCTCTCGACAATGGCGCATTTACCGCCTGGAAAGCAGCTGGCAAAAACAAAATCGACTGGAGCGATTACTACGAATTTGTGGCGCGCTGGAAGAATCATCCAGGGTTTGACTTTGCCATCATCCCGGACTTATCGACGGAGGCGAGGAAGAAAACGAAGCGCTCCTGGATGAATGGCCTCATGGGGAGTTTTTTGGCGTTCCCGTCTGGCACATGAACGAAAGTGATGAGCGTTTTATCAGGTTGTGCAACGAGTGGCCTCGGGTGGCAATAGGAAGTTGTGGCGATTACGACGTTAAGCGACCAAAACTCGCTGTTGCCAGAATGAAAGACCTGATTCGACACGTCGTTGACGAACATGGACAGCCGATTACGAAACTTCATGGGTTACGCATGCTCAATCCGTTGATTTTCACAAAGCTTCCGCTGGCGAGCGCTGATAGCACGAACGTTGCGAGAAATATAGGGATAGATAAGGCCTGGTCTGGTGCTTATGCACCGGCATCGAAAGAGACGCGCGCCGCACTGATGGTTGAGCGCATTGAGTCACATAATAGCCCTGGCTCACTCAACTATTGCGCCGAAAAAGACAAGTTCAACATGCAACTACAGCTGGCAGTGTAAGGAGCCAACCAATGACCAAATCAACCATAACCAGAGAGCGCGCTGAACAACTGGCAAACTTCAAAGGTGCGCCAGCGACACGACAGGGAGAGCAGGATGTCGCCCGCGTGGCGCTGGCAGCAATGAGCACATAGCATTCAGGACGATCCAACTCTCGGAGGTATTCTGCCTAAATTATGAACCTGCTTCGGCGGGTATTTCATTTTGATATTTAAAACAGCTACAAAATCATCATTGGATGGTGTAGATCAAGCGACATCGAAGAATGTTGTACTAAGATGATTCTCACTATATGCAATCTTAGCGAATTACTGCGGAGTAGATGATGAATATTGAAGTGTTACAGTACCTCGAAAGAGACGGCCGCGAACACGTGGAAGAACTGGTTAGTAAAACTAAGTATGACAGCAATGCAACATTTGCTGTAATGAAGATCCTGATTGCTGAAGGTGGCAATGTAGAGTCCCTAACAGACAAGCAAAAGTTTCATCTTAAAACTTTTATTGAACCATTAATCTACGGCGTCCCTTGCTCTGGAATCTATGGCGAAGATACCTGCACAGGTGATGGCTTTGTTGATGATGAAAGTCTGTTGATAAGCTATCAAGAAGATGACTTTAAGTGTCAGCATTGCCGTTATGATAGTGAAAGGCACCATTGAGCAGTTTGTTCAACGAGAACCCACTTCGGCGGATTTTTGTTATTTAATTCCAGTGAATATGCCACGGTAAACTACATGTCAGGCCTCAACATTGCAGCAAAAAGCCAGGAAGAGCGAGACAAGGTCAACGCCGACCTCGCAGCATCCGGCGTCGCCTACAAAGAGCGCCTGAACATGCCGGTGATAGCTGAGCAGGTTGCCAGAGAGCAGCCTGAGCACCTACGCGACTATTTTATGGAGCGCGTCCGCTACTACCGCGAACAGAGCGTACAACTTCCTCGTGCATCCGATCCGCGCTACATAGAAATGGCCGAGCAGAATACGAAGAAGTGACTCTCCATGCTGAGCCTTTTGATACTGTTCGTGTTCGGCTGCTCATCTTTTAAGAAAAAATTAGCATGACAAAGACTATCACTGATGAAGAGCTGAATGTTCTCATCGAAAAAGCGCAGTCACATTCAGAAGTGATGTCTGAATTAGGTTCAGAACAGGAAGTTGAAGAGTCTTGTCAGATACTGAGCACATTATGTGAAATGAAGCAGTACAGGGAAGGGGATGCCCACTGGAGGATAGAGATGAGTAAATCCTCAGAAGTAAGCAGCGTTTGACATCGGCCTTGACGCTAGTGGTTTTACGCATTAACAGTATCTTAGTTTGTGAAAATAGTTTGGGTTGCGTAAAATTACCAACATGATAATTTAAATATAATTACTGGTATGTTATGTCATCTTAGCATGATTCAGTTAAGATGAAATGAAGAAGGTTAAATGGAAAGTTATGCAATCTAGAGGGCTCCTGAAATATACATCTCTATCAATTGTATCCGGAATTTCTCCTATTGTATTAATATTTGTAGTTTACTTTTTTGATAAAAGCTCACATTTATTATCAGTCCTCTTTGAAATGGCCAAGGGATATAACAGGGATTATTCTGAGCGTCATCTTATGGTAAGTACAATAGCTTCTTCATACTCAAAGCTAGCACCCCTATTTGTAATTTTAATGTATGTTCTTTGTTGGAATAAGCTTGGTGTAAAACTAAAAGATTTTGATTTGAAAAAATGGGTTAAACTGCTTCCGGGGTTTGTTGTTCTTATGGTTGGCGTGTATTATTTGACATATGTTGGAGTAGAGGATATGTCAAATAGTCTATACCGGGTGAAAAGGATTATTGCTGATAATGTGTTTTTTTTACTGATATATTACATATGCTTGTTTTTAACAAACTATGTTTTTATATGGATGTTCATGCTTTATTTGTATGCCATAAAAGGATTGCCGTACTTTAAAAAGCGGGCCTAAACCCGCTTTATTTTAAATTCAAATCCTATTTGAATAAATCAGCTACGGCGTTGTTCAGTGCCTTGGCTGTATCAGCGTTGATATACGACGTGGCAATAGCAATACCAATAACGGCGGTTACGGTCAGGGCTGTGACAGCTAAAGCAGGTATAGAAATAAGGGCTGCTAATCCACTAATCATACCAGTAACAATGCCCAGTGCCACGCTCCCGGCAACGCCGCTAAGATACATCGCCTCCACCTCTAATGCCAATGGTTGCCAGTTCCCGGTGGTAACACCAGTAACGACACCGTCTTTAATTTTTTGAGCCTTGAGCAAACGATCTGCCCAGGTGAAGGCTCGTTCCAGCCCTTTAAAACGGTCTGCCAGCGTTGATAAATTAACCTGATTGAGAGCATTAACCAGAGCTGCTTTATCTGCTTGGTTCAGCTTCATGTTAGGATTTTTAGTGAATTGTTCAAGGGATGACATTGCATCTTTAAAGCTACGGATTTTCTTACCCTGAAAATTACGGATATCGTTAGCTACGCCTTGCGCCAGACCTTTATATTTTTCGCCAAGCTTCCCGCTAATCGTTTCTCCAGAGCTGGAAATAATCTCCGCCGCAGTAGTGATTACATCTTTTTCCTTTTCGTTGAGAAGATAAAGCTGCACAACCGCAATAGCCTGATCTTTCATGCTGTGTTCAGGTTTGGTTGCACCACCATCAACGTAACCGCTAGTGAATGAATCTTTTTTACGGTTATACATAACGTTATATTTTTCTTTGCCAAAGCTAACGGCATACGTATCAACGTCTCCAGAACTGCTGGACTTGTTAACTGCCGGGCTATTTAAAGAGCCCTGAGTTCCAGATTTATAATTTTGAATATTGGCCTTAAATTTTGCAGGCTTGCTCTTATTTGCATTGAGAGCGTCAACTGCACTCTTATTACTCTTATCATCAGACCATGGCGCACCACCAATGCCGGGGTTAATAGGATGAGTACCGTCAACGATCATTGTAAAGCCATTACCCAGCTCAACTTCCATGGTTCCACCCAAAGCTACGTTTGCGCCACCATTTGAGCCAGCACCTCCATTATTGCCATTACCAGAGCCACCACCCCAGTGAACGCCGCTGCCAGCATTACCATTAACTGTCATTGAATCTTCGTTAGCCATAACATGCTCCTTGTTAGATTATTTTAACTGTATGTATATACAGTATTTAAAAAGTATATTTTGGCTTTGTTGAAGTCAATGTTAAATCTTGGTTTTTGTTAGTCATTGATTTTAAAAGGTTAATTTCAATCCACATCAATCGGTGATAAAAGTGATGTTCAAGAGTGATGGTCTTAAGAGAGATTCGGATGAAAATTGAAACGCATATCATGTCTCTTAGAGTTGGGCATGAAAATCAACGTCGATAGCCTACTTTTACATCCATATATCTAATCAATTGAACTTTGATTTTCCGTTATCAACCCGCCATAATCATGTCATCGGAGCCTGAACAACTCCGGTGACTTCTGCGCTTTGAGGGGACTCAAAGTGCAAACGACAATCAGAATACCTTTCAACCAGTCACAGATGCAGAAATGCACCTGCGATTTTCTGCATTCAACGTTTTATCTCTCAGGAGGTGAAGCGTGAAGCAACAATTCCGCCTCATCAACGAAAGCGTTAAGCAGAACGCTATCAACTTCATCCGCACGTTACCGGTTGACCAGAAGCGGCCGCTGATTCTCGACATCAAAGAGATGACTCGCACGCTGGATCAGAACCGCAAGATGTGGCCTCTCCTTAAAGACCTGTCTGACCAGGTTGCTTGGTTCGGGAACAAATACGATTCCGACGACTGGAAAGACCTCATCACGGCGATGGTAGCTAAGTCCAAAAGGCAGGAACAACGAATGGCGCCCGGACTTGATGGCGGCGTTGTGATGTTTGGTCAGCGTACCAGCAAGATGACAGTTCGACAGATGGTAGAGGTCATTGAGGCTATCTACTGGTTCGGCACACAGCAGGGCGTCAAGTTCAGCGAGAAATCCCGCCTCGAAATCGAATGGGCGAAAGAGTGGGATGAGCAGCATGGCTAACCAATACCGGATCTCATTACCCTGGCCACCGAGCAACAATCGCTACTACCGGCATAACCGCGGGCGCACGCATATCAGCGCAGAAGGGCAGGCGTACCGAGACAGTGTCGCCAGAATCATCAAAGACGCAATGTTGGATATCGGCTTATCGACACCAGTGATCATCCGTATCGAGTGCCACATGCCTGACCGCCGTCGCCGTGACCTGGATAATCTGCAAAAGGCCGCTTTCGACGCTCTGACCAAATCCGGGTTTTGGCTTGATGATCAGCAGGTGGATTACTACAGCGTGAAGAGGATGCCGATTGTTAAAGGTGGTCGGCTTGAACTGACTATCACCGAACTGGAGGCCGCATGAGCCGTGACGTTATCGAACGCATCCGCGAAGGCTGGCAAAAACTGCGTCTATGTCGGCACCGTGGCACCGTACTGGTTGACTACCGCATTTTGAAGAATTTCGTCCGCATCTATCAGGCTTCAGGAGAGAAAGCATGAACACCCAGTACCTTGAGTATGTTCGCCAGCAGCTGATAGTGGCCACCGCCGATCTGAACGGTGCGACGAAAGGTCAACTGGTAGCCTTTGCAGAGAACGCACAATTCACAGCGACGGCGCGCAGCCGCGGCAGGAAGAAAGTCGCCGATCCGGTCTCCGGCCGCATGGTAAACCCATCCAGCCCGCCAATCCCCGGACAGCAGTCCCGCGCTAAGGGGTCGTCTATCGCTCTCGTTATGCCCGTTGAGTATTCGACAGCAAGCTGGCGCCGGGCTTTGCTGTCGCTGGAAGAACATCAGAAGGCCTGGCTACTGTGGAACTACAGCGACAATATCCGTTGGGAGCATCAGGAGACGATCACCTGGTGGGCGTGGGAGCAATTCAGCCAGAAGCTGGCCGGCGTGCGCATTGCAAAGAAAACGGTCGATCGTCTGCGTCAGCTTATCTGGCTGGCAGCGCAGGACGTCAAAGCTGAACTGACAGGGCGCAACACATACGAATACCAAATGCTTGCCTCCCTGATCGGAGTGACTACGAAGAACTGGTCAGAAACGTTTACGGAGCGGTGGGAGGAGATGAAAAGCACTTTGCGGCGCCTTGATAGCGATTCGTTATTACAGGTTACGCGAACACGTTCACAACAAAAGGCGACAAATTTAGATGTAAGTCTTGCAAAACTGGATTGAAACGCATATATTTCATGTAAATTTGATAGTGTGCCAATTTTACGTTAACCCGCCTCTGAGCGGGTTTTTTGTCTTAAAGATTTCTACAGAAATTATCTCCAATTTTGGTTGAGTGCGCTTCGATGTCCTTGTCGAAGACTACAGCACTAGATTTGTATTTTGGAAAATTAAGGATGTATTTAGGCCCGAAAAAGCCCGAGATTTCAGAATATGCTTCAACGGCGGCGATCTGGCCATTCCAGCTATAATGTGGGTCGGTACCTATTATGCAGTCGCCTTGTTTGTATTTTCCGACTGCGTCTGAAGCGAAGCCGCTCGCTGAGGATACTAGCAAGACTGTTGTTAAAATCACCTGTTTCATATTGACTCCTTGTCATTAAGTACACATCGGATCTTAATGTCTACAGAGCGTTAAAACCACTCTGTAATTTTATGTTCTTGCTATGTTTCCCACTTCTGTAACGCATGCTATATATACGAAAGACAAAGCGAAGCATCGATTGCCCTCCAGGTAAAACAGTAGCTCGGGATACTTGGAATGATGCTGTCGGTTTGGTCTGACATGAACCTACTTCTTGGCCTGCTCCATAGCAGGCTTTTTTTTGCCGCAAAAGGGCAAATCGACATTCGATAAAACTCATTTCAAGGCTGCGCTTTTGCGCGGCCTTTTTATTTCAGGACCGCGGGAATCATCTACGACGAGCTTTGTTGATAAATCAGCCCGACGGTCCTGATCCTTTCAAACACACACAGCACCCGCTAACTACGCGAGGTGAGAGTATGTATTCCATGGAAAAGATAACCACTGGTGCTGCGTATGGCGCTTCAGCCGGGAGCATCCTGAATGGCATGCTTAATGCCTACAGCCCCGAGCAGTGGAATGCCATCGGCGTGCTGGTGGGCATTGTCATTGCCGTACTAACGTATCTGACAAATTTGTATTTTAAAATCCGCGAAGACAACCGACGAAGCAGGAGCAGAGATGAACCCGACGCTCAGGAATAAGCTTATTGGCGCAATCGCCGGCGGTTCCGGCGCGATCGCAATCGCTTCTGTCATGCTTGGTAACGCTGATGGGCTGGAAGGGCGTCGCTATTACGCTTACCAGGATGTCGTCGGCGTCTGGACTGTTTGCGATGGCCACACTGGCGCCGATATTCGCCGTGGTCACCGATACTCTGATAAAGAGTGCGACAACCTGCTGAAGGCAGATCTGCGAAAGGTTGCTAACGCCATCGACCCGCTGATTAAGGTTCGCATCCCTGAGCCTACCCGTGCCGCGCTTTACTCCTTCACTTATAACGTTGGCCCTGGTGCTTTCGCCAGCTCCACGCTGCTGAAGAAATTGAATGCTGGAGACGTGCCGGGTGCGTGCAAAGAACTGCAGCGTTGGACTTATGCCCGTGGTAAGCAATGGAAGGGCCTAATTACCCGACGCGAGATTGAGCGCGAAGTCTGCGAGTGGGGCCAGAAATGAGCCGATTAACTGCAATCATCAGGGCTGTCATTATCTGCTTCCTGGTAACCATGGCATGGGCTATTCACCATTACCGCGACAATGCCATCACCTACAAAGATCAGCGTGATAAGGCGACTGAGAAACTCGGCCTGGCGAACGCCACCATCAAAGACATGCAGACCAGGCAGCGTGATGTCGCTGCATTGGATGCTAAATTCACCGGAGAACTGGCTGATGCGAAAGAAACCATTGAACGTCTGCATAGCGATGTCATTGCTGGCCGTAAGCGGCTGCAGCTCAACGCAAAATGTCCCGCGAACGGAGCGACCGGCACCGGCGGCATGGGCGATGCTTCCGGCCCCCGACTTACTGACTCCGCTGAACGGGATTATTTCACCCTCAGAGAGCGAATTGTCACAGTGACGAAGCAGGTAGGTTATCTGCAGGAATATGTTCAAACTCAATGTTTGAGGTAAAATTCGTCTTTTACTTGGGGTTGAGCCTATGAGTGACCACGAAATCGCACTTCAGACTTTCTATGTTGCACAGTATTCAGCAAGATGGGCTAGATACGCCTTGTGGATATCTGGATTATCTGCAGCCATCGCCTTTATTGCGGGAGTGGTGACCTTTTGGGCTGTATTGGTAGCCCGGAAAGGCCTAAGTTCATGGAAGGATCAGCATATTAGCAATGCTAAGGCTGAATGGATTGCCTCGCTAGTGAATTTCGCTTCAGGAGTATCTTATCTGCCATGCCGAATTAATTGGGAAAATGAAAATGATGCTCAACATATTGCCAAGGTTGCTGCGCTTCAATACGAATGTATTAAGTGCTGGAAAGTTCTTCAGGTTCATTTGGCTCATAATCCTAAATTAGAAAAAGAGTTCTATGATAGATATGCTCACCTGTGGAGCAACTTTAGTGTTAAGTCACATAATTCCTACATGAATGGCAAGATGGATATGAAGGAACTAAAAAATATCTGCATTGATTTATATAACACTTAAGCGGACGGATTACTCATTCTGGTGTTTTTTGAACAGCATCACAAAGGCCACCCATGGGTGGCTTTTTTTAATGGCTTAAATTGCTATACAAGGCTGGCCTTTGAGGCTGCCATAATTAGCTCGTTCATGAAATATTCTTCCACTGACCTTGCGTAGTCTAGATCTACTATTGGTGCCTCGGCATTGCCGGGAACGCTTAACTCATTATCTTGATTGATATGAAAAATGGCAAAGGGTATTTTTTTATCGTTACCATTTGTGAAAAACGTAATCTCGTTAACAGGTTTAGAATCGTAAAACCTTATCTTTGACTCTCCAAAGCAGTGAAAATCGCACTGTGGGATAACAATTTTGAGTCCTTCAGCAGTTTTGGAAAATTTTATCTGTGAGTTAAGTGTTTGTGACTTGTTCCAGTAATTGTAAACACGTTCAAACAGGTTTTCTGCTTTGAATTGAAGATCTTCACCGTGCTGACTTAGCATGCGGGACAATGTTGAAAACTTTAACGCGTCCATAATCTCTCCAGAGGTATTCAAATGGCACTCACCGACAAACAAGATATGTTCTGTCGCGAGTACCTCATCGATTTAAATGCCACGCAAGCGGCTATTCGGGCGGGGTACAGCGCAAAGACAGCTAACCGCACCGCATCCGAAAACCTGTCAAAACCTGACATCCAGTCCAGAATTGCCGAACTGAAAGCGCAACGCAATGATCTGGTTGGCATAAATGCGACATACGTCCTGAATCGTCTCGTTGAGATAGATCAGATGGATGTGCTCGACATTCTGACTTTGTCTGGGGAGCTCAAGCCGGTATCTCAGTGGCCTAAGGTCTGGAGGACAACGCTGTCGGGCCTGGATGTCGTTGAGATGTCAGCCGAGGGAAACACAGCGGCACTGCTCAAGAAGATTAAGTGGCCTGATAAGGTGAAGAACCTCGAGCTGATTGGTAAGCATATCGACGTCCAGGCATTCCGTGAGCAAGTAAAAACAGAGCACGTTGTCGAATCAATTTCTGACCTTATGGATTCATTGTCTCAGGGGGCGTAATGAAACCTGAGTACCTCAAGCTGCTGTCCAATAAAGACTGGCGGCTGAACAATCTTTACTGGATTACCGACAAAGAGGGTAAGCCGACTCGCTTCAGGATGACGCCTGAGCAGCGGGAATACTTCGAGGGGCTCCACACCCGCAACATCATCCTGAAAGCTCGACAGCTCGGTTTCACCACCGAGGTGTGCATCATCCAGCTCGACGCGGCTCTGTTTGAATCGGCGAAGTGCGCATTGATTGCCCACACACTGAATGATGCAAAGCGCCTGTTTCGGGAAAAGGTGAAGTATGCATACGACAAGCTACCGGCGGAGATAAAGTCGGCTAACCCGGCCAGCAACGATTCGTCTGGCGAACTCGTATTTAAGAAAGGTGGTTCTCTCTACGTCAGCACGTCGTTTCGTGGCGGTACGCTGCGCTATCTGCATGTTTCCGAGTTCGGGAAGATATGCGCCAAGTATCCTGACAAAGCCCGTGAAATCGTCACTGGTGCGTTTGAGGCGGTATCGACAGGCTGCTTCGCTACTATCGAGAGCACAGCGGAAGGCCGGGCGGGTTACTTCTTCGATTACTGCCAGACGGCAGAGAAAGCCCTGCTGCAGGGTAAGCCACTATCCGCGCTCGACTGGAAGTTTTTCTTCTTCTCATGGTGGAAGAATCCGCAGTACGCAATTGACCCGGTAGAGCCGCTACCTCAGCGCTTAGTTGAATACTTTGCTGAGATGGAGGCAAAGCACGGCGTTGTCGTCAACGAGCGCCAAAAGGCCTGGTATTACGCCAAAGAAAAGACGCTCGGCGACGACATGAAGCGCGAATACCCGACCATACCGGCGGAGGCGTTCCAGCAGTCGGTCGAGGGGGCTTACTACGCCAAACAATTCCGCTGGCTCTATACCAACAAACGGATAGGCCATATCCCGGATAACTCGCATCTCCCGGTCCACACGTTCTGGATATTGGTGTTGGCGACTCCACGGCCATCTGGTTTGTTCGCGAAGTTGGCGAAGAATTCCACGTCATTGACTACTACGAAAACTCTGGCGAGGGGCTGAGGCACTACATGAAGGTGCTGAAAGACCGCGGATATGAGTACGGTGAGCACTGGGGGCCGCACGACATCGATAATCGTGAATTTGGTGCAGACGCAAAATCGCGGAGGGAACTCGCCCAGGAAGGGTATGAGATCGGCGGTCAGGTTTACAGCATGACATTCCAGGTGGTGCCAAAAGTCGGTGTTGATACCGGCATTGAGTCGGTACGAGAAATCCTCCCTTCCTGTGTTTTCGATGAAGAGAAATGCGCTGAAGGCATATCTCACCTTGAGGGCTATCGCAAGGAGTGGGATGACAAGCGAGGATGCTGGAAAGATAAACCACTCCATGACTTCACATCACACGGCGCCGACGGGTTCCGCTACTTCGCAGTAGCGAAAAACAACCACAAACAGGTCGGTGCAATTTTCTTTACCTAAGGAAATCTCAGTGAGTAACGATACAGAAATGCAAATCCTCGCTGGGCTCATAGTGAATAGCCTTAACGAGGTGGGCCGTGCGCGCCAGTTGTATGCTTCAGGACTAGGGAAGTCAGGGAACACGAAACGACATCATCTATGGTGCGAATTTGGTTACCCGGAGCGTCTCGATTTTGACCACTTCTACAACATGTATGAGCGTAATGGCGCTGCGTTTGGCGCGGTACATAAACTGCTCGATGCATGCTGGACTGACACGCCGGTGATCGTAGACGGCGATGAGACCAAGAAATCGAAAAAGTCGACGCCTTGGGAGAAAAAAGTCACCAAGCTAATGAAGAAACACTGGGCTAAGGTGAAGGATGCAGACCGGCGAAATCTGGTAGGTCATTACTCCGCCCTGATTCTTCAATTTGCAGACAGTAAGGAGTGGTGGGAGCCCGTCGGTCGCAGCGTGATGCGTAATTCTCGCGAGCGTGGCCTGGTCAAAATGATTCCTGCATGGGAGGCACAAGTTAAGCCCGGGGAACTTGAACAGGACCAGAAATCGCCAGACTACGGCATGCCGAAGTTCTATTACTTCCAGGAGCAACAAGTCGGGGACAATGGCAACATTTCCGGTCCGATGCGGTCGATTAAGATCCACCCGGAAAGGATCATCATCTTTTGCGAAGGGTCAGAAGACGAGTCATCGCTGGCTGGCATTCCTTTCCTGCGAGCTGGTTACAACGACCTGCTTGATATGGCGAAAACTTCCGGCGGGAGTGCGGAAGGTTTCCTGAAGAACGCCAGCAGACAGCTCGGCATTAACATGTCGAAGGAAACAAACCTCAAGACCATCATTGATGAAGCAAAGAAAGCCGGTTACTCAGGACTGGCAGAAGCGCTAAATGCTGCCATACAGAAGCTGAACTCTGGTACAGATTCAGCACTGGTGACTCAGGATGGTGAAGCCAAAGTGTTGTCGGTGGCGGCAGCGGATCCGAGTCCGACATGGACTGTGTTAGCAAATCAGTTTTCCTCTTCAGTCCAGATGCCATTCACCATTCTCTTTGGTCAACAGACAGGGAGGCTTGCGTCAGATCAGGACAAAAACGACTTTGCTAAGCGCTGCAACGGTCGTCGCGCAGGCTTCCAGACTGACCGTGCGACCGCGGTAATTGAGCGGCTGTGGACAGTAGAAGTCATCGAGCCTCCAAAATCTGGCGAAATAACTTTAACCTGGTCTGACTTACTTGCACCAAGTGAGAAAGAAAAGATTGCCAACATGAAGGAAATGGCGGTTGTCGCTAGGGATACGCAGCAAGCCTACGGAACACCGGCTGTCGATGAGAATGAGGTCAGGGAAGCGGGAGAGTTAGAGCCGCGCGAAGAAGTGATAACTCCTGACCCATACCAAAAGGTAACTACCGATGATCCTCTTTCCGATGAATCCGGAGCAAAAGGCGAAAGTCGGTACGCCAGTAGTGCCGCGTAGCAAGGTTGACCCGACACGCTCCGCAAAGCAGGTTACCGCGATGTTCCGGGATATCGAGAGTAGGTATCTCGGCATCAAGCGAGCGCTGAAAGCATTGTTCGACCAGCGCCTGACCGGGCGAGAGTGTGAGGTAAACAGCCATGACTGGCACTTCCTTTGCCATGACCACGGCGAGGACATGCGACTCTACCAGGTCAACGCCGGCAAGTTCATCTACGACATGTCGGCGCAGGAACTGGCGGACCTGCTGGAAGCGGTGCAGGTCATTCTCGACGATTACCTGCTGGATGGTGGCGAGCAAAATCTCTGGGCGATGGATTACGTCGTTGCAGAGGCGCAGCGCGGCACACTGGAGGCTTTCAATAATCTCTCGCAGCAGTCGCAGGTGTACGCCAGCCAGACGACGTTACAACAGCTTTTAAGCAGTCCCGGTTATCTGAACCAGATAGCGGCAGCAAGGCTGACAACGTTCAGTGACTGGAAGGTCATCAGCGATACCGCCCGCGGCGACCTGACAAACATTATTACCGATGCGGTGGCGCGCGGAGTAAATCCACGGGAAACGGCCAGCGTTATCAGCAAGCGCCTCGATGTTTCCATGTCGAAGGCCAAGACCATCGCTCAGACTGAGCAGGTCGGCGCTCTGCGACAGGCGCAATGGAATGAGACGGACTGGGCTGCTGACCGTTTAGGTCTGAATACTGGCCTGCTATGGCTATCGGCGCTTAAACCAACGACTCGCCCATGGCACGCAAGCCGCCACGGAAAGGTCTACACCACGGAACAGGTGCGAGACTTCTACGCCGAGAACGGCAACCGGTACAACTGCTACTGCAGCCAGATTCCGGTGCTGCTCAATGACAATAGAAACATATTCAACAAAGGGCTGGCTGAGCGACTTGCGAAAGAAAACAAGCGTTGGTAGTCATCGAATAGTAATATGTAGATATTTTATAGGAGATATCTATGTTTGACCGTTTCGATTACTCACCTGATTTATTCCATTGGATTAAAACAGATTATGAAGGTAAAGATACCGAAATAGAAGAATCCATGGCTTTCGAAGTGATGACTAATATCATAAATGATGGCTATCTCATTTCATCAGGAAAGGATACTTATAAGCATATAAAAAGTATTTGCTTTACCGAATCTCCATTGGAAGTAATGAGGCATCAAAGCTCAAAATATACTAAATTCGGCTTCGCATTTGATAAGTTAGAAATATTTAAAATGGGAGGGAGGCATGTTATCTATCAGTCAAAATCTGAAGCCAGTGTTCTTCCTGATAGCTTACATTGGCGCCATGTCACGTATAACCCTAATGATATTGCCCCCAACAGAACTAAAGGTGTTAACTTTACTTGGGAGCGTGAATGGCGTTTGAACGAGCCAGAACTAAGTATTATTTTAGCTCATGCAATTATTGTCCCTAATAAAAAGTACGCTGAGAAAATATCATCTTTCCTACACGACTTTAGACATGTGAATGAATCATATTGGCTATTCGGTTCGGATTACTCAAGGAGTCCAGAGGACTACGATATTTATTCAGATAATGTAACCCGCAGGATTGTAATATTCGATCAAACCTGAGCCGCATTAGCGGCTTTTTTACTGAATTATCCAAGAGGACCCAGCATGAAACGCAATCGCGTTAACGTGCTGACCGTCGTCAACTCCGCTTCAAACATCACCACTGAAACCATCGACGGCAAGCCACATATCGTGGTTCGCGGCATCACGCCTGTCGTGGACAATATCGTGATGAACCGGAAGTTGTACCCGGCAGCAGAAATCGAAAAGGCCTACAACACGCTCGAGCGTAACCCGATGCCGCTGGGCCACCCAAAAGTGGACGGTAAGCACGTGTCGGCGCGCGATGTCCGGGCGGTGAACGAATACCACGTTGGCGCCTGGCTGCAGAACGTCAGCCACAAAGACGGAAAGGTGACTGGCGACATGTACGTTAACCGCCAGTACGCCGAATCCAGCGAGAAGGGCAAGCGCCTGATTAACCGCCTGGACGAGATGCTAGCGGGCACCAATTCCGAGCCGATCCACATCTCCACTGGCCTTCTGTATTCAGGCATCGCCGCCAACGGCGAATCTAAGGGCAAGAAGTACAACGAGATCGCCACCAACATGATGTTTGACCATGTGGCGGTATTGCTCGACGAGCCGGGTGCCGGAACGCCTGAGGAGGGCGTGGGGATCTTCGTTAACGCCGAGGGTGACGAAGTCGAAATCGAGGTCGTAAACCTCGAAGAGTCCACTACCCCAGACCAGCAAGACCTCGCATTCAAAACATTTTTCAACCAGCTAAAGGCGTTTTTCGGCGCCAACAGCGATTCAACCAAGAAGGAAACAGACCCGATGAAAGAGCTCATCGTTAATGCGCTGAAGGCCAAAGGTAAATCGGTTGACGGTAAAACCGATGCCGAACTGATGGACGCATACAACCAGATGCTGGCAGAAAACGCCGACAGCAAAGAAGAAACGCCAGAAGAGAAGGCTGCCCGTGAAAAGAAAGAGGCGGATGACAAGAAGGCTAAAGAACAGGCCACTAATAACGAAGAGATGCCAGCCTGGGCGCAGAAACTCGCCGATCGCGTGGACGTCGTTTTCAACAGCCTGAACGCGAACGCTGACAAAGAGAAAGGCGAAAAGCGCGCAGCTGTGAAGCTGGCGATGAATATGAGCGATGAAGAAGTCGCAGATCTGGACGGCAAGGCGCTCGACGCCATGTACGCCAAGTGCCAAACCTCTTTCGGCCTGAACGGTGCATTCCGCAACCAGGCTACCAACACCCAATCAGTCAGCGAAATGCCGGAGTAAAAAATGGCTAAAGACGGAAAACACGTAATTCACGCGGGCGGTATCTTCGCAAACCCACAGCTTCACCGTGAAGGTGCTGCAGCCGCTGATACGCCTCCAGGTACGATTGGTTTCTTCGACAACACCACGAAGAAATTCACCGCTTCCGTGGATGGCAATGAAGCCGCGATCCTCTACGTAGCCAACTATGACTACCTGCGTTGCAAAACCGTAGACGACGTCATCAAGGCTGGCGATTGGGTTGTTGCTTTCCACCCAACCCCAGGCGTTTTCTTCAACGTTCCCGCTGCCGCAGGCACTTACACAAAAGGGCAGCCACTCTCTGTGGCAAACGGTCAGGTTAAAGCTGTAGGTGCTGATGAGTCGGTGCGCTGCTACGTAGAAGAAGACCGTCCATATACCATTGCAACAGCAGGTGACCTCCTGCGCGTGGTCATTAAATAAGGAGTACCTGAATGTTTGTATTCTCCACTAAGCAGGCGACTGAAACCGGGAACCTCGAAGCTAACATGGCTCAGTTCAATGAACTGACGTTCGCTCGTAACTCCAGTGCTCAGGCCGTGGCGGACTTTATTGCTCGTACCCGTGTTCGCGGTGAGGCGGCAAACGCCCCAGTCCTGGATGCGGTAAACGCTGTCGACGATATCCGCCGTCTGTACAAGGCCTACGACCAGACCGTGCTTAAGCAATTCGAACCGAACACCGAATTCACGCTGCTGAACGACCTGATGCCGCTGTCTCGCTCTGTTCGCCTGGAAGAGTCTGTGTACGAATACGCTCGCACCGGCGGCCGTGGCTGGGCGCACACTTCCATGTCAGGTCAGATTGGCGCTGCGCTGGATGCGAAGTCCTACACCTTCGATGGCACCATGGTACCGATCCACGACAGCGGCTTTAAGTTTAACTGGCGTGATCCGGTATTCAATAAAGGCTCTGCGCTCTCATCCCTGGCCGATGCTCAGGCGGGCTCTGTCGATGACGTACGTCGCCAGTATGTGGACTACATCTGGGAAGGCTTCCGCGATGCGGCTGGTAACTACATCAAATTCGATGACAAGACCTGGAAGGGGTTGCGTCACGATGAGCGTGTGGCGCAGGTGACGCTGACCGTTAACTTCGCAACCAGTACCGACCCGAAAGCCATACGTGCTGCGGCGATCGCCCTGCGTGACGTCCTCAAGCTGCAAAACATGCAGTACGGCCAGCAGACGTGGTACGTCTCCAGCGAAATCATGTCCAACTGGGAACAGTACTTCGACGTGAACTCTCTCCGCACCGTGTTGGAAGAGATCTCCAAACTGTCAGGCATCGTGGCAATCAAAGAGGATGCTGAGCTGACCGGCAACGAAATCGTAATTGTGCCGCTGCAGGCTGGCGTGATTGCTCCTATCGTCGGCCAGGCCTTCGGCACCGTCGCTGATCCGCGTCAGTTCTATAACTCAGATTACGTTTGGCGTACCTGGGGGGCCGCTGGACTGATGGTCAAGCAGGACATTAACGGTCACTACTCTGTTATTCACGCTTCGAGCTAAGGAAACAGTATGGCACTCGTAAAGGTATTGGTAGCAAACCTCTTTGCCGGTGCCAGCCTTCAAAAGCTGGAGGCTGGACAGGTTTATGACGTCGGTGACTCGATCGCTGAAAAGTGGATCGAGCAGGGTAAGGCGGAAAAATCAACTGACAAGAAGGGTGAGAAGCTTGTCTTCGCAGTGGAGACACCGTCTGCGCCTGTGGCATCAGGTGCATCCGATTTGCAGTCAAAACTCAATGACGCCCTTGAGCAGCTGAAGCAGGCCCAGTCAGACGCCGATGCAAAAGACAAAGAGCATGCTGACGCCCTTGAGCAGCTGAAGCTGGTGCATGCGGCTGAGCTGGAATCGGCGAACAAACGCGCTGAAGAGGCAGAAGCCGCACTGGCAGAAGCAACCAAGAAGGCGAAATAACCATGGCTGACCCAATCACAGCGGCAGACGTGCAGGCGTTCCTCGGTGAATTGGGTTATTCCATTCCCGGCGCGCTGCTGGTTCCGATTCTCTGCGTGGTGAACAAGATTATCCCGTGCCTTGATGGTGCGGGATACGACGATTGCACGGCAAAACTTATCCTGATGTATGCCGCTGCGCTCATGGCGACGTCTTCTGGCGCCCGGCGAATAAAATCGCAGGAGGCGCCATCAGGAGCGTCGCGTTCGTTCGATTACGGTGCTGACAGCATCACCTGGTTGCGCGACTCACTGGCCCGACTCGATACCAGCGGATGCACTGGTGAACTCCCCATCAGTGCCGGTAATAGCGTCGGTCTGTTTACGGTCGTTGGTGGCTGCTGATGAAATGGATATCCGTCAAAGAGCGCCATCCGCGGTCATTCGTTCGTGTCTGGGTGATGACTGATACCGGGCGGGAGACTACCGGATTCGTTAAATCCAACGGCGAGTGGTACATCAACTGCGACCGCATACGCGCCACAGGCGCTGTTGTGCTGCGATGGAGGGATGACTGATGTCTTCGGTTGCCAATTGGTCTTATACCGCGACAGCGACAATCTGGCGCAATCTCGGTAATGATGAATACGGTGATTCGCTCGGGTTCTCGCCTCCTGAGGCGATTCTCTGTGATTACGAAGGTGGTCTTTCTAAGCGCATCGGTAGTCTTGGTGCTGAAATCGTCGTGAAGAATACCGTCTGGTCTGAGTATGCACTGGCAGCGGCAGGTGATTATCTGCTGATTGGCCAGTCAACCGAAGCAGACCCGGTCGCAGCCGGTGCAGACGAGGTACGACAGGTCATCCGTTACGCCGACACATTCGAGCGACTGGCGGATGATTACGCCATTCTGACGGGAGTGTAATTATGGGTGTAAAGGTTCGTGGTGTAAGGGAAGCTAAGGCCAATCTCAACCGCATCATTGACAATATTCAGGGGCGAAAGGTTGTACGTGCTATTCAGTCTGCGCTGATTTTAGGCAGCAGCAGGGCGGCGTATTACACGCCAATTGACTCATCTACACTCCTGAATAGTCAGTTTCGGGAAATTAACGTTAACGGCGCAAGAGTTACTGGAAGGGTTGGGTACTCTGCAAATTACGCTGCATTTGTGCATGATATGCCAGGCAAGCTAAAAGGCCAGCCGAGAGCCCATTTCGGTAAGACGAGAGCTGGTAGTGAATTTGGTGGTGGTACTGGAAAGGGAAACTATTGGGATCCGCATGGCGAGCCTCAATTCCTTAAGAAGGGATTCGATGAAGAGCGTGATGCGATTGATGCTGTTATCAAGAAGGAGTTATCCCTGTGACCCCCCCGATGCATAAGCGCGTTCGTAACTTCCTCGTTGATGCCGGCTTAACCTCCGGGTACACCGTTCAGTCACTGACATGGACAGATACCGGAAAACTGGCGGAGCGATTCATCGTATTCCGGCCCAACGGTGGTACGGCAGTAGACCGCGATATGGCGGCAGATTTCTACGTCCTGGTCGATGTTATTACCGGGAAGTCTGCTGGTGACTACGCTAAATCAGAAACCGATGTGCAGGCCATCATTGACTATGTGAAACAGAATCCGATGACTAATCCCTGCCTCGGGCTGATATCCAATATGGGCGGTATCCCGTCACCAGTAATGACCGCAGAAGGGCGCATGGTGTGGCGCTTACAATTCGCCTGTCTCTTTGGCGGATAACACTAAATCAAATCTCATAAGGTCGCCTGGAGCGGCCTTTTTTATTATCAGAAGTGAGGTAAGCAACGATGCAAGGCTGCTCCAATAACGAACAACTAATCGGTCGCGCGAAGACGCTTGAATTGGCGTATGGATGTGCGGACCAGGTGCCGGCGGAGGGGGACTGGAAATTACTTGGTCTTCCGACTTCGGCAACGTGGGATATGAGCCCGGAGGCGCTGACCTCGGACGCTGATAATGGCGGATTCAGTTCAAACCTGATCGCCAGTCTTGACCCAACGTACTCAATCGAAGGCGAGGTCCGTGTCAAAGACCGTACCGATGAATTTGGCATTCAGCAATTCGTGAAGTATATCGCTGATGAAGTTCGCGCTCGCCGTCAACCTGCGGTCTGGATGCGTTTTCACTGGGGTGATTACTTCCATATTGGCTACATGGTCCCGACTGGCGCCAGTGATGGTGGTGGCGTGAAGGAAATTGTTACCTACAGCTTTGAGTTCAAACTGGCTGACGGCAACACGTTCCAGATCACCGAAGCGGACGAAGGCATTCCGGTAACTGGCGTGACGGTAGCGCCAACTACCAGCTCTATCGCCGCCGGAGAAAGCATCACCTTCGAAGTGACGATTGCGCCTGTAGATGCTGACGACAAGGTCTTCACGGTTACTTCATCTGTTCCAGCGCGCGCGATGGTGGCATTTGCTGGCAATACGGTCACCGTGTCCGCGCCTTCTGGTGCTACGGCTGGCACTGCAGTAATCACTGTGAAGACGGATGATGGCGGATTTACCGCCACGCATACGGTAACCGTTACGGTATAAGCAAAACAAAGGGTAGGTGTTCCTGCCCTTGATTTTGTTTATGGGGGAAAAATGACGCCTGTTAAAGAGTTTGGCGAGTGCCTGATTACGTCCGGGGATAAGGAATATTTCTTTCGCCCGTCACTGTTGGCCATGATGAGAATCGGAGAGCCGGCAGAGATTGTCCAGACGTACTATGACCTGTGTAACGATGAGGCGACACCGTTAATTAAACTGGCGGCTCAGGTATATATCCGCGACGAGTATAGCCGTCTGCCTGATTGCGTTCTGCGATATATTCAGAGCGGACTTCTGAGTCGTAAAGCAGTTATGGCTGCCCATGCCGTTCTTACTGCTTGTTGCGATGACGATATCGGGGAACTGGTCGGATGGATGAAGCTGGGTAAATTTCGCAAGCGGGGATTTATGTGGCGTCCTGGAGCGATGCCGGCGCCGGAAATGATCATCGTTGCTCAAAATCTGATGCTGCATGGAATCATTGGCAAGGCAAAGGTGAGAAAACTTCAGCGCCATGAGACTAGCGATACAACCAATGAATTCAGAGCATCTGAGTATATCGTCGCGGCGCGCAATCACTTCGGCATAAGCAAGGAGGAGGCGTGGCAGCTCACTATGACCGAGTTTCAGCTAATGATCATCGCTAAATACCCTGAGCAGAAAGGTTACACCCGCGAAGAGTACGATCACGCAGCTGATGACTACTTTGCGCGCCGTAAGCGCAGACAGGCTAAAGCCCACCAATAAACCAGCCTTGGCACAGTCCGGGGCTTTATTTAGCATCGAAACATTTTGGTCGGGATTCCGACCAAAGCCCTATAGGACACTTAACCCAACATTTAATTGGGAGGTGCCTATGGGATGGCCTGAAGCGGTTGTGGAAGTGCTGCATATCTTACAAGCAATGCCTGAGTGGATGTCAGGAATGGTTCTTGTCATCGCTTTGTTGCTGGCTGCAGGTTATGTAATAGGCAAGCTAATCGGAAGATAGTCTACTTAGATGGGCTTTTGTTTCTCGCCCCAACTGGTTGCGATTTGTTCTACAAACCGCACAAAAAAAGGAAAAATTTATACCACTTAAAACGAAGCCAGAAGCGCTACAAGAGGCGATGATTAAAGACGCATCCTGGTATGTGGTGATTTTTGGTGTTTTAGGCGATTTCTAAGGCCGTTCTGGGCATGATAGATTCAACCAAAGGTTGAAGGATTACCTATTAGGTAATAAACTCGCATGCATGGTAGTTCGTTTCTGTTGGGTTGTATGTCGTTATTTTGCTGTATCTCATTGAGGTTATTATGAATCCGTTTAATGTCATGACATTCGCAACGCTATGCGGAGTACTTTCGCAGCCTGCTGTTATGGCTCAGGAATTCATTGAGCAACCAGCACCTGTGATTGGCAGTAGGTTTGATACTCAATCTCCCTCCCCCGAGGTTATGGAAAGGTTTTCACATGAGATCCAAGAAGCGAAGCAAGCTGTATATCGCCTTACTGAAAAGGTAGATGAGTACTATAAGATTTTAGTAGAGGCATCTACAGAAGAGGCTAGGGGTTGTGTTGCTGATAATGGCACAGAAATGAGCGAGGCCTGTGAGATGTTTTTGCGGGCATTTGAGGTTGAAGTAAGAAGGACGGCGGAACAGAAAGATCTGCCTGATTTTGTTATTGGTGAAATGATGGCGTATTGGAGAATCGTAGCTAAGGCTCGCTCTGTCGTCACTCGCCTTAACAGATACGTAAAAAGCCTCATTGAAGAGCCGAAAGTTTATGAAGGTATTGCCGATCTAAATCAAGTCAAAGAATTGGCTTCTTATACTTCTAAAAAAATGGGTTCAATGTCATTTCATTGATAATTCGGGGAAATTGTGCACATTCACGCCTCTATTAATGATTATACTAGACAAGATTTTTTTGAAGAGGTGTTTACTAAATTTCCAAGTTTAGAAAGAACAATTCTTGATGATTTTATAAGATATAAATCTACTGGTGAATTGCCTAACTATTTTGGGACGGATGTTGCTTACACTCAGCCACATGGAGTTTATAAGGCTGGAGTAATGCATATTCACCTTTGCTTACCACCTAACACCTTCCCTCGAAACAGGCCTCAGGCTGATAGGAAGTGTAGAATGGGGGACCCTGATAACGATGCTTGTTTAGTATACGTCCAGGGTGATTTATATGAAAACCGTTATTCATTACTTGCCATCATGCATCCTGACGCTCATTCTAAAGGGCGCCAAGTTGATATAATGACCTATCTAGGTAGGATTGCTCAACAATTTAAAGATAATAATTAACCCGCCTCGGCGGGTTTTTGTTTTATGGTTCCTGATCACTTCCCAAGTAGTGCTGATAATCCGGCAGTGGCCGCGGCTTGAACCATGGCTTTAAGAGCCTCCGTCGACATTTCACCGAGAGTCGACCTGGCCTTTTCCTTCTGCTCATCACTCATGTTTGAAATTGCGATGAGATCTTCGAGCACGACGACAGCATCCCGGTGGAACTTAATGGTCTGGACATTGAGTATTGCCCCAAGGCCGCCATCATCGCGGATAAAGTCGATCCCTTTACTAGTTATTTTGGTAAATGAATCGACAGTCGAAGGAAATCGTCTACCTATTTCATTGCTAAGTCTTACTTCAATGAGTCCGTGACCAGCAAGATAGAGTACGTTAGCAGTAAAGATATTAATGCTTCCAAATTTTTCGGTAAACTTCCCTGAGAAACTGCTATCGGCAGAGTCTGGGTAGATGTCGCAGAGGTGCTGGAGTAGCTCCCGCTGGATGTTGCGGTCAAACTTATCCATATTGATTCCTTGTTTCTGATTTATTATTCAACCTACCCTGAAAGCGCAGCTGCGAACATCCTGATAAAAGATCAGGTGGTTTTGTCGTTCCCCTCTATCCCTGCTAATCTGTCCAAAACTTACCAATGGGGATAGGGATATGAAAAAGGTTTTGATGGTGGCGATTTTGGCCGCTTCGTCGTTTGTCATTGCAGGCTGCGCACCTAAGCCACCATCTCAAGTGGAAATATCCACTGCAAATTACGGCACTTTGCCTAATGACTATCAGCAACAAATTAAAAACCACATGGCATCTATTCTGAAAGATCCGGAATCAGCTCGATATACGTTTGAACCTCCATTCAAAGGTTATTCGCAAGATGGCTCTCTTTCTTCGACGAATGGAGGCGTGACGTATGGGCAAGTTGTCGGTGTGCAGGTCAATGCCAAAAACAGTTATGGCGGATACACAGGAAAGCAACTTTATGTGTTTATGTTCTCGAATGGGGTGATGTATGACTCCACAGCAAACTTCCAGTTTGGAAGGGTTAAGCGAGTCCCGTAAACAATGATGAACTGATTAAAGCCCCGCATTGTCGGGGTTTTTTATTGCCTGGAGAAAATATGTCGCAAGGTGAAAAAGTAGGTGGTCTTTATATTGAAATCGAAGCTGATACCGCCAAGCTTTTGGCTGGAGAGCGACAGGCTAATAAATCATTAAATGCAGTCGGTAACAGCGCCGATAATGCCTCGAAAAAATTTGAACAACTGCAAACAAGCCTTAATAAAGTCGCTGGAGCTGTTGCCGCATCTATTGTTGTTGATTGGGGAAGAGCATTCCTTGTTGCTGCAGATAATATGAGTCAGTTAAATGCGAGAGTTGAAAGATTAACTGGAAGTGCATCATCTGCCTCTCAAACCATGTACAGTCTTATGCGAGTTAGCTCATCGACAGGCGGGTCTTTACAGGACACGACAAAGCTATGGGAATCGCTTAGTACTGCATTACGTGATACAGGGGCATCAAACGGCCAAATTATTCAACTTACAGAAACTTTGCAGAAAATTGGTCGTATAGGGAGCACTTCTTCAGAGGAAATGGCGAATGCTCTTCGACAATTCGGTCAATCGATTTCCTCAGGCATAGTGAGGGCTGAGGAATTTAACTCAATACTTGAGCAAATGCCGGAGTTGGCGCGACAGATTGCTGCAGGAATGGGCGTTGGCGTGGGAGAGCTTCGCCAATTGATGCTTGAAGGAAAATTATCGGCGCAGGATGCTCTAAACGCAATTCAGAAACAGACTGTTTTAGTTAATACCGAGTTCGAGAAACTACCCAGGACCTTGTCTCAAGCCAATACATCATTAACTAATTCATTCCTAACAATGGTGGATAATCTAAATAAAGCTACAGGGGCAAGTAACGGAATGGTCTTGGTGATCGATTCTTTGGCTGTAGCAATAGGCAGATTAACTGGCCAGGCTGCGACTGCAAGTCAACAAATCGCAAACCTTAGATCTGAAGCTGAAATGTATGCAAGAAGGGCAAGGACTTGGGGATGGTTGGGGTTTGGCGATTGGCAAAAAGAAAATGAGCAGAAATCAGCAAAGTTAACTGCAGATGCCTGGGAAAAGGCATCCCGCGCCGGTTGGGATGCAGCGCAAAAGGTGGCGAAAAACACCAAACCTATTGAGATAAAAGCTGTATCGACCACTTCGCAAAGTAAGGCCAAGGGGGGGAAGTCCGCAGCACAGAAAGAGGCTGAGCAGTACGCTAGAGCACAAGAATTAATTACGGAAAGGTTGTCGGATTTAAAAAGCAAAGCAGAACTGTCCGCCAGTAGCATCACTGAACTATCAAGAGCTCAAGTAATCCTAAATGCCCAGCAATCTTTGGGCAAAGCGGCATCGCAAGAACAAATTGCTTTGGCTGGAGAGTATGCAGCAAAAGCTTGGGACAACGCAAAAGCGTTGCGCGAACAGGCCAAAGCTGAAAAAGAACGTGCTGATGCGGCAAGCAAGTTTAGTTCAATTCAGAATAAATCAAGTAGGGTTATAGGGCTAGATACTCAGTACCAGCAGGATATTGCTGATATCAAAATGTACGCTCAAATGTACCCTCAGAAAATAGCTGAGGCTGAGGCGGCTAGATCCTCTATTGAAAAGCAATATCGAGACCAGCGCATAGCAGCTATGTGGCAAGAGTGGGCGCAGCAAACCACTGCGACACAAGCGGCAGCGGCGGCGTTTGATGGTTTTGCTAATAGTGCTAGTAATGCATTAACAGGCATAGTGACAGGAAGCATGGCTGCCTCTGATGCATTGCGTTCAATTGGGAATACCATTTTGAACGAGGTAATTAATACCTTTGTGCAAATGGGAGTTCAGTGGGCTAAGTCTGCTATTTTGGGGGCAACAACCCAGCAAGCAGCTATAGCCGCCACCACTGCTGCGCAAGTCAGTTCTCTGACAACGACAACCGCAGCCAGTACATCGTCTGCGGCGGCCACAACGGCAGCATGGACGCCGGCGGCGCTTGTGGCGTCGATTGGTTCTTTCGGCGGCGCGGTTGCTATTGGTCTCGGCGCCCTGGTGGCTGCGCTGGCTGTAGGCTCATCGTTGGCCGGCAAACGTAAGAACGGTGGTCCGGTATCGGCGGGTTCAATGTACCAGGTGGGTGAGGGCGGTATGCCTGAAATCTACCGCGCCAGTAACGGCAGTCAGTACATGATCCCGGGTGATAACGGCTCTGTCATCAGCAATAAGGATTTGCAGGGCAGTGGCGGCGGCGCGCTGCAGGTCGTGAACAACGTTTACAACTATGCAAATGGCGTCAATGTCGATACCCGTAGCAGCCAGAACGGCGGGCAACTGGTTATCGAAACCTTTATCACCGATATGCAGAACGGCGGCCCGATGTCCTCTCAGATGCAGGACACGTTCGGCCTTCGCCGGCAGGCCAATGGCGATTACTAAAACCAACCCGCTCCGGCGGGTTTTTTAATGCCCGGAGGAAACGTGGCAACAGTTTCATACCCGGAATTTCTTCCCCTTCCGCAGCGTCCAAGCCAGAACATGACGCAGGATACCGGCTGGCAGACAACGCAGCCGGCGGTCGGGCCAGCAATATTCACTCCGTTTACAACGGACCTTAAAACGACATGGACGCTTCAGTGGATATTCACTCTTAAACAGGCGGAGGTATTTAAGTCCTGGCTACGGTCGCCGACTTACTGTGACCGCGGGCGTAACTGGTTCCAGATGCGGATAGACCTTGGCGACACTTACGGGCCGCAGCTGCAGACGCTTCACTTCATCAACATGCCGGTGCAAACCAGCAAAAATGGCGGAGTGGTGACCTGGACGGCGACGGTTCTGTCAAACGGCATGAGTGACTATACCGAGCAATACGACGACTGGATCGTCGGGATGGCTCCTGGTACCGAGTATCTCAATGACCTGCTTGTTACGGAGGTTATGCCGGAATACCCGGGAGGTAATTCATGACGACATTGCGCGAATGGAAAGAGCGGCGGCCGGCGAGTGATATCAAACAGACCATCGAGTTCTATCACCCGTCGTTTGGTTATTACCGGGTGGTGAACAAGTTGTTTCGTGAAGCGACGTTCGGCGGCAATCTGTATCAACCTGCTGCGTTTGATATCACCGAGCCCACGCAGAACGGGTCTGCCATCATCACTATGGGGATCACCTTCCTGCAGGGGGCTGAAGAGGTCAGAAACACGCTAAAAGCGTGGACAGGTGCCGCCCGGATGACTGCAATCACCTGTAAGTATCAACAATGGAATGCGATCGGTGATGCGGAGCCCCTAAAGACCTGGTCACTGTTTGTGAAGGATGTTGGCGCCGACGGCACAAACGTCACCGTTAATTCCGGCAAGACCAATCCGCTGACGCTGGCCAATCCCATCATTTACACCACGAAAGACTATCCCGGACTGATTACCGTATGACGCAGAACGAATTTATCCGGCTTGTGAATGGCAAGCCGTGGGTTAACCGTGCCTGTTGTTTTGAACAGATGGATTGCTGGGGGCTGGTGGTGCTGTATTACAGGCATGTGCTAGGTCTGGAGCTGCATCATATCCCCGGCTACGAATCGGGCGCCGACTTCATCACCTGCTACTCAGATGAATCCGCTCACTGGCGAGTGGTTCCCGTAGCTTCGCCTGGCTGCCTCGCCGTGTTTTATTACGCTGATCGTCCTGTTCATGTGGGCGTAATGCTGGACCCGGTTAAATGCCTGCATTCCCGCGGTGAGTTCGGGTTTGTGCGCGCTGACAGCATGGTCATTCTGGCGAAGAAATTCAACAAAGTGGAGTATCTGGTTCATGGTTCGATATGAGCTCCAGCGCCTGCCTGGCGCACCGAAACAATATGGAACGACCCTGCCGGGAACTGAGTTGATAGCATTACTGGATTTTCTCAGACTGCACAATAATGTGAAGGTGCGTCTGAATGGCCGCGAGCTTAAAGATGATTTTGACTTGTCGTTTAAGTTGCGCGCCGGCGATGTGGTAGCGGTTTTTGACCAGCCAGAGAGCGGCGGCCTGCTGAAGACGCTGCTCAACCCGGTAGAGCACCTTAACCCGATTCGCTTTACCAAAAAGGTGCTGGCGGGGATCACCGGGCAGCAAAATGCCTCTGCTCCGTCCATTTCGACCGGAGAATCACCGAACAACGACGCCACCGGGCAGACCAACCGCGCACGACTGTACAAAGGGCGACCTAACATTTACGGGCAATGTCGGGTGTTTCCGGATCTGACTCAGCAGGCGCTGTTCGAGTTCATCGACAACAACAAATACATCACTGAATGGTTTGAAGTGGGGATAGGGAAATACACCATTTCCTCTGTCCGGTATTCAGAATCGAATCTGGGTAGTCTGGCCGGCGCCAGTTACCAGATTTTTGAACCGGGCGCGACAATAGGCACCATTGACGTTGGGTATCAGTTCGATGATATCGATAACGAAGAAGTGCCTGGGCTGAATGAGAGTGAGGATTTTCCGGCACAGACAGCGACCACATCCACGCCGACCGCAATAAGCATTGAGAGCAACCAGCTTAAAGCGACGGTTCTGTCTAATGACGACAATTTCTCATATTTTGCTGCGCTGGCTGTGCCTCATCCGGTTACCTTCGTGATTAATGCAACCTGGAACTCAGGCGGGAGCCCTGTTACCACGAATGTCACCGGCAGCGGGAATATTGTCTATTCAGAGAGCTTTATTGGCGAGGACACGCAGTCATACACCACGTTTTATCTGGGTGATATGACCGGAGAAATCACCACTTTACCCGCTAACGCGACCATAAATCTGACTCTGTTTACCCTGAACGATCAGACGCCGCTGGTCATTGGCCCGTCGGTCTCTCCCCTTGAGTCTTCTCAAATCTGGGTTCATGCGATGGTTCAGTTAGGTGCCACGGCGGGTACGACGCGCTATCGGATCCGCCTCTGGAAGGTTGACGAGAACAACAACCAGCTCCCCGGTACGGCAGAGCAGTATGATTACTTCTTCGATAACGATTATCAGGTCTCGACACGTAACTTCCGAACCACGCACAAATTCACCCCAGCCGCCGGGATGGGGCGCTATGCGGTCACAATTGAGAGGCTGGATAACAGCAACGACAGCAACGTCGTCACACTGATGGCTATTCACGCGGTAAACACCCGCGTCAATGTTGTATATCCTGACGATACGCTCGCCAGAGTGACCATCAAGGGGAGCAACAACAGTAACAGTAACCGCGAGCAGAAGTACAACATGCTCGCACAGCGCCACACTATCAGCTATGACAGGACGACCGGCCAGGTTGACTACATGCTGCGTCCGAGCCGTTCCTTTGCTGACGCCGTTTTGCATGAATGGGTGGTTATAGGTAAGCAGGATGTGGCCAGCATCGATCTCGCTACGCTGTACGCGATTGCTGACTCAATAACGGTTCCGGAACTCGGCTATTTCGATTACACCTTTTCAGATGAGAAGTTGTCTCTTGGGGAACGGATCCGGACTATCTGCAATGCAGCTCGTGTCGATGGAAACAACATCGGCGATGTGCTGACGTTCTGGCGCGATGAACAGGTCAGCTATCCTGATGCGGTATTTTCGCGCTCAAACATGTTCTTTGACGAATATAAGGTTTCATGGCAGATGTCGCTGCCGGGAGGATATGACGGCGTCACGGTCGATTATGTTGACCCGCTCACCAATAAGAAATCCTATGTCTATCTGCAGATCGACGCCGGTGGTATTCGGGAAGTCGAAGACGCTTCAGTTAACGCCAGTCAGATTAGCATGGACGGTTGCCGTAATCGTACTCAGGCATTGGATCGGGCTTGGCTTGAGGCTCAGCGCCTTCTGTATTCACGGCTAAGCATGACGGTCAAGGTGCTGGAAACTGAGCAGGTGGTTCGCGGCGCCGTAGTTCAGTGTCCGGACATGTACGACAACAAGCAGCAGAACGGCTATCTAACCGGCCGCAATGGCGATATCTTCACTACCTCTGAGCGCATTGATTTCTCATTGGGCGACATGTGGGTGGTGATGACAGATAGCCTGGGCAACTTTCGTGGCCGCTGGCGCGCATACCCTGTAACGGGAAATGCCAAAGCGTTTCAGTCTGCGGCAGATGCCTTTGACCTGAATATCTACAATGGGAGCGATTGCCAGGTTGCCAGCCGGTACTTTATTGCAACTGATTCCGAGCTTAACTCCAGCATCTGGCGTGTCGAAACAGCCAAACCCAATGGCGATTACACCCAGACGCTGACACTGTCCGAATATTCAGACGCTATTTATCCGTAACACACAGTAACTCTTCAACCTTCGCGCACACCATCAGATTAACTTCTGAGGCTTTCGTGCGCCATTTTTAGGGCGACAAGCACAATGGCAACACCGTTACCGACTCCAACGCAGAATCCCGTTCCAAGTACGGATATCCGGGACGCAGTTTATGCCGGCGCAATGATGGACCTGATTGTTTCCAGTACGGCGAAGATGTACACCGACCGTCTCGGTATTGAGCGTTACACCATTGAAGGCATTCGCCAGAATCTTATCCCTCTTGGGCGTCAGTATATGACGCTGGCTGATGCTCAGGCGGATATCGCTAATATTCCGGTCAACTCTACCACCTACGTACGGAATGCCGATGGTGCAGTACTGGCTGACGAATATATGAATGTCGGCGGCACATTGCAGCCTACTGGCCGGGTAATGCCAGGCAGAGCAGCCCTGATGGCTCCAAACCTGATGCAGAACTCCCGCGCGGCACTTACGGATAAGTTACCAGCGTTATTTTCCGGCGCTGATTCCGGCGGGGTGTGGGCAGCGGCCGGCGCTGAGATGGCTGCTCAGGGAGCTGTGCAGGAGGTGGCGTGTCCTCCGCGCGCTTCGACGTCAGACAGGGCGGTGAATTATCTTTTCCAGCAGGATATCTCCTTTGTCAGCGGCGGCAGCTATATTGCGACCGAAATGCTGTACCGGGGAAATACGGCGCTCATCTTTACCCGAGTCGCTCCGGATACGGCGGCAACCCGCATCAGTCAGCGCTACGAAGATCTGGGTAACGGAACAACCAGAGTCACCACGCTATGGAAGATTAATGGTAATGCCGCCAGCCCGGCTACTGTCATTTACTGGGGATGCCAGCAGAGCGGTAGCAGTGTAACAAACTGCGAAATTGCCTACCCCAAAATCGCCATTTCCAGACGCCAGATTTTTGGTGTAGGCGGCGATATGTCGATGGCCGATATGCTCAACCAGAGCGGCGCGGTCGTAAATAATTTTATTTACAACAGCTTTGCTGACCCACGATTTACGCTCCCCCGTATACGCGTCGGAAGTGTGTCATGGACACTGGTCAGCACTCTGGCTAACACCACGATAGCCTCCGCGCTGACATCTGCAGGGGCAGTTTCCTGCCTTGTCGCGCCGCCGGTGTCATCCGGCTACGTGGATGCGCTGGTAGAGCCATGGGTTGATGAAACTGCCAGTCCGGGCATGTGGGGGGCATCACAATATTATGTTTATGTGGACAGCGTTTCTGGCGTAAATCCAAGGGATGAGATCCGAAAAGCTGCCGTCTTCTTTATTGACGTGGATAACGGCACGGTGCAGGTCACGCCGGATGTTATTTCTCAGGTCAGCAATAATCTGTTCCATGTTCGCGCGTCATACCAGTTCGCCAATAAACCGCGACGTATATCCATGGGCGTTCGTCAGACTGGCGCCAACAGCACATTCTATGTTTTCGGCTTCTTCATGGGGCTGGCAAAACAGAAAATCCGGGACATTCTGGAGTCACCCACCCGCGACTCAAGCCTTGGTGAAAGCCTGACGGGAAGCGCCAGGAATATTGCGTTCAACCCGAGCGCGGATCCGGCACAACAACAACAGGGATTATTTGGCGGTGGTTCATGGACTCCTGTCGCCAGCCTGCCAGCAGATGTACAGTCAATCGCTACCCTGGGAGCTAAGGCCGCAGTTTCTGCTCTGCGCGTGACTTCTGGCTATCGTGATGCCCTGGCGAATATCAGCCTGGACGGCGTGAAGATGGGAGATTATGTCCGT